CATACCAATAGAATGTGTATGTTTTAGTCACCATCTTTTACTTCCTTTTGTGGAGGCGTTGGCTTAGCATTACCTCTAGTTGTGTCATTACTGATATGACTGCTTTTACCAAATATCTTATCCCAATTGTCGGCATACTTGGCATCATCTTGACTGCTACGTCTACCGCTACCTTTTCCACCATGCCAATTACTTTTCTTCATCTTGTTCATCCTGGTATACACCATTTACTTTGACGCGGAACTTTGGCTTTTCTTTCTCCTCAGTTTTAGTCCATTTTATTTTATCGTATCCATCCTTGTATGCTTGGTCATTTATACCACTGTTAATCTCAGAATACTTCTCTCCTTCACTGTGGCTTTTTAGTGCCTTAAGTCTAGGGTTCTTGTCTACTATTGCTTTTGCTTGTTTTTGAATATCTTTGTTAATGTGCTTCATTATAGTCTCCTTTTACTGTGAGCATATCCTCGTTCTCTTTCACGTGTTATACCAAAGTTTTGATACACTAAGTATCCTAAAGCATCAGCGGCATGGTCTAACACATTGTCTTTGTCTGGTATTCTAGTTCCTTCTTTGTAACTCATTTTGATTAGCATCTCTCTTATCTTTGCACACTTAGGATCTATTAACAAATTGCGTTCACTTTTTGCATTACACAACAAACTATTTACTGCATTTATTCTGTCTATTACTGGAGGATTGGTTTTGCCCACAACTAACTTAAAGCCATTGTTTGCCAATATGATGTGGTCTGATTGATTACTGTTAGTTGACTTATGACTACCACTTGCATCCGGATAACACACATAGTTTCTATTTGGGTAACGTGTTTTAATCTCTTGTATCATTTCATATGTATTGGATTGGTATATTTCAATAAAGTCTATCACATGTAGTTTAGCACCGTTCATATAACCTATCACAGCACTCATAGGACTGTTGTTAAAGTCCATACCTATATGTAGGGTGCGGAGTTGTTCTACTGGGAACGTATTGGGCTGTATGTTGTCCTCAGTGAAGGCATGATATATGATGCCACTATAGTCTTGAAACTCTGCTAAGAACTCTTGGGCAAATTCACGTGAATCTAAATCTCTTTTGGCACTTTCTATTTCTTCTTCTGTAATCCAACCACCTTCAATTGTTTTGTAAACATGACTGTTCCATTCTTGTTCAGCACCACTTCTCACATATAAATCGTAGAACCAGTTACCTCGGCCTTTTGGCGTTCCTATGAATAATGCATGTCCATTGCTGTCTGCTAACATAGGTCTACATATAGTAGTCCAAACATCAGGGTGTAAGTCAGCACACTCATCCATTACTATAAAGTCATAACGTGAACCACGCAATGCTTCTCTGTTGTCAGCACTTCTAATGAATATCTTGCTATCATTCTTTAATGTTATTGTGAGTTCTGATTTGTTTACGTCTTTGATCCAGTTCTTTTCATACAGTCTGTCTAATAATTCGTCAAGGATAACTGTTTTAGCCTGCCTATATGTTGAATATAGTGCTAACACTCTCTGTTTGGGCTTTACACTGAACTTTGCAAGTTCATTAATGGCTAACATACTCTTTCCAAAACGTCTGCCAGCAACAACTACTCTAAATCTAGTAGCATCATTACTAATAACTTGTTGTGGTTTGCTTAGTCTCAAACATGTCTCCATGTCTTGCGTATTATAATGTCTCTGATACAGCCTGGTGTTACACCATAGTCTTCACTTATGCCACCGTATCCGTCTGTGGCACTTCTGTTTGTATAACGTGCTCTTATGGCTAATATATCTGATTCTTTTAGTTTTGATTGCTTACAGTCTGTGCCTACACTTATTTGTCCAGCCGCTCTCATTAAATCAAATACTTCTTGTTGACTGTTTAACTTCATGTGTTTAGGATTGCAACACTTCTTATTTCTACATGTTGTGGCTATTCTCAAATTACCAGTAATCTTTTTGGTGTATAATCCTTCACCATGTATGTAAGCAAAACGTGTGCATCTATGTAAACTGCCTCCAGCGGCAAACAATCCGTAACCGTGATTAGTAATTGCCAAACGCCAGTCCCAACATTCATCTTCACCCTTTATATCAACATGGCCCCAAAATCTATCTACATCTTTTTGTGTTATTGGTTTAATTTTTCTTTCATACTTCATAGTGTCTCTCATTTATCCCAAGGGTCATTATCCCAAGGATGCGGCTTCATTCCTCCGCCTGGTGGTATAATAACATCATCATCGTCCCATGTGTATGTGGGCCTTTTAATCTTTTCAAACATCTTTCTCACAGCATACGTTTCTGGATCCAATGCTTCTTCCAAGTATTCATCTATTGCACGTTTTACTGCTTCATAGTCTTTGGGGTCATTACTTTTAAATCCAGTCATCTTCATCTTGGTAAGTGTTTCCATGTTTTGTTACGGTGTATTGCTTCTATAGTGGAGGTATTCACATTTAGTATTTGACCTAACTTTTGTTGTGTGATTTTGTAGTGTTGTTCAATTACCCATAACACTTGTTTTTCTGTGAGCTTTGCATTGTGGTTGTCAGCACCTATATAACTTGGTGGCTTAACATATCTGCCTTTGTTTATGCAGTCTTGTATGTTGTCTTTCACAGTCCCCAAAAAGAGATGCTCCGGATTAACACATGCTCTATAACTTATGTCATTGTTGTCATAATGTTGGTCACAGTCATGTAACACACACAACTCATTAACATCAGCTTCTTTGAACTTGCCACTTATTAATGCACCGAATCTATGTGCTGTGATGTAACGCAAACGTCTGCCATCTGCATCATCATACTTATACCACCAGTTCTTGTAGCCATTGTTTTGAACATTGCCCATTAAGAATATACATCCGTTTGGTTGTTCTTCACAACGTGCATGAAACTTATCTATATAGTGTTGCTCTATATTGTGAACGTGGTGGTCTTCACCGGGAGGGCCTGACTTCTTTACACCTTTAGCCATTATAGTGTAACGTTTTGTTTGGGTTTTTCTTTTTGTATTTCAGAGCCGTATCCAACTAACATCATTGTGAACGTTAATGGTAAGAACCATAAGTTCAATAAGCCTAACATGTGACCCCACACCATGCTAACAGTTATTAAACTGAAAACATTAAGTGGACCTGCTAGTCTATTTGTTTGAAAGTCAGAAATGTCTTTGATTTTGGGTGTTGTAAACTTCATATCTTTATCCTATATTGTTTTGTGAAAAAAGTGCCTGACTGAAATGCCAGCATGTTTCAACGTATCCTATACCGTTGGCTCAACACCAGCCAGGTCTTACCTCACAAAATCTATTCTTCATTTTTCTCTATCCATGGTAGCATAGTATCTTCCTCGCTACCGTCTTGTATGCCATTGTCTGACATAGATAACCATTGTTTAGAGAGCCAGATCATCATTACTCTATCGCCATTCATTGCTGTTTCGAACATCTTTTGACGTAACTTCTGTTTCGTCGTTTGTGTTCCTTTTATATATAGATCCGCGAAGTTGTCTCGTAAGGTTCCTGCTGGAACGCCAAAGAAGTCGCTGAGATCTTTCCAACTGCAATGCAAACATGCCAATTTGTAAAATTCTTCTTCAGGTATGACAGTTTTATTCCTGCCCACTACTCTTCCAATTACGGTTTTTTCACCGTATTTAATTTGTTTTACTTGATAATTGGGTTTGTTCTTCATGTTGTATCCACTTATAGTGTAAACCAAGCCTTATGCTTGTAATTGCAATGTTATTTATCTTTCTTTTACGAAACCTTTAACTTTTGTAGGTCTAGTGCCTTGTTTTAAGTTATAATTGCGGTGTGTTGTGCTTTGCCATTCATACCATTCTCCTAACATGTATACATTGTCTAACAAGTATTGTGGTGTGGACTCATATATAGTTTCTAAGTATTCTATATCTCTAAAACTGATATCTCCACTAACTGAATACCTATTACTGATACGTCTTACGTCATAAAGCAAATGACTTGGGCTTGAACTCTTCTTGCTGAAGTTAGTATTGTTCTTTGAAGTCTTTATTAGGCTTTCTGCGTAAGTTA